CTGTTGGAGTGGACTATAATCTCCTTCAAGTCGAAACAGGTATCTCCTATCCCCTTTGGGTCTCAGGAGATTATAGTGCTGCGACCGATAACCTTAGCGGTGAGGTCTCTCGCTATCTGCTTCAGAGTGTTCTAGAGCCGATTCGAATCCGCGACCCCGTGCTCTACGGAATTGCTCTCTCATCGATGTGCGATGCGGAAGTGAACGTGCAGAACTCACGTGCACCCACAAAAGACCAGTTCACTGGCCTTACCTCCAAAGTGACAGCACTACTCTGGGAGGATTATGAACCGAACTACTTTTTCGACACCTACGAGCAAACAAATGGCCAGTTGATGGGGAATCCTCTCAGCTTTCCGATACTCTGTATGGCAAACCTCGCCAGTTACTGGCAGGCCGTCGAATCGTTCTTTGGCCGTTCCTACCAACACTCCGAATTACCGCCCGTTCTTGTTAACGGTGATGATATCGGTTTCAAGTGCAGTCCCCAGTTCTACGAGCACTGGCTCACGACGATCAGAGAGTATGGTTTTGACCCCTCTCCTGGCAAGAACTTCTGTTCACCTGAATTTCTTCAGCTGAATTCCACTCTTTTCCAATGCTCCACTACTACCAAGATCTCGGAAGTATCAACCTTTTTAGGTGATATAGTCTATCCGATGGGTACTATTGAATGGAGCTGGACGGAGGTAAAGGAAGTACCGTTCGTGAATTTCGGCATCGTTACTGGTCGTGGCAAAGGCAAGATGGTCACCGAAATCGAGAAAATTCCCCCTTCTCTTGAAGAGAGGGTGCAACTGCTAAAAAAACTGATTCCTGAGTGGTCAAAAAAGGACAACTCGGGTGGTCCAAAATCGGTTCAAAAATCTGCTGACGGACAAGAGGGAAATAGTCAGCTGAAGCGGTTAGCATCTATGCCCACCTTCTTCGAATTAGAGTGCAAAAAACTTCACGGGGTTGTCCTAGCTCGTGTTAAAGAACTCTATCGAAAATATACGAAGCCATTGTCCGAACTACTACCGAATCTTCGGTGGCATGATCTTTGGACAGGTCTTGACGGAGACAACGATGCTCTGGACAGAGCAAAACGCAGTTTTCGTCAGGCTCGAGAAACCGACCCTCTAGGTGCCGTGAAACAGCTTGCCCCCCAAGTTGGCATTTGGAACATTGGTCGGTGTGAAGATCTCGATGGAGTCCTTCTTCGTTTAACGAAGGTTGAGAAGGAGTACAAGATGTGGGAAAATTGGAAAGAAAAAGAGATTGGCTCTATCTGGGACTACGACAGACAGTTGCCTTTTTACAGAAAATTGGAAGCCACTCTTCGTGGTAACCTTAAACCAGAGAGCGAGAAAGTGGAAGAAGTAGCGGGTCGATTCGATCAACCTTGTGGTGCATGGAGACAGTTTTCGTTCGAAAGGACGGAGCCCTTAGATCTCTATGACAGGTGCAAGGAACGACACGCTAGACTGATCGGCCGCAAGGCCGATCAGCCCGGTTGCGTAGGAAATGACGCAGAGGATTGTAAGTCGGTGTCCTCCCAAAGGGAAATCTCCGACGAAGAATCTTCAACAGACTCTATTGAACTGGTCTGCCGAGAACAAGTTAC